AAAAAAATTCTGTAGTTAACAACACAGTACATGCCCATAAACGATCTTATAAATCGTATATCGACAATGTAATTGATCAACTAAGAAGAACAAGTGTCAAAAGCAAAGGGATATTGCTTCATAGCTTGTTAGAGAAAATTATTAAATTAAATAAAAACAGAGAAACTAAAATTATTAAAAAGTTTTGTTCTGAGTCTATATTTAAAACAATAAGATTAGCAAAAAAACCACTAAACGAACCTAAGATAAGTCTTAAGTAGGTAACCAAATGGTTTTTGCAATGTGAAAACGGATTTAAATCAGCCTTTTATTTAGCTTTAGAAAATTCGCATCATTACTCAAAAATAAATGTATCTAAATATGTTTCAAATTTCATGAAACACCTACAAAAATCGGTCCAACATAATGGCTTAGATCTTGCAGTAAAAAAATTTAAAAAATTGATCACTATTCATTATAAACTCCTTTGTGAAAAAGGATATTTAGTTCATAAACAATCTTTGATTCGTCGTAAAAACGAATTACTTGAAGATTATAACGAAAGAATCAGGATTCATCCTACGAAAGGACAAAAGAGTATAGTGGGCGGATAGATAAAGAAAATATTACCGCACCGTGTTTTTTCTAGTCCCATAGCATTCGCTCAATTTTACAACATCGATAGATCATTTCCCAAACCATAGGAATCAGCAACTTTCCTTACTAATGAATATAATCATAGATTAATATATAGTAGTACTTTTAATACAACACCTGAAAACCTCAACAGTTTTAAAATTTTTACAAAAGAATTATTGTCAAAATCTTTTACTGTAAAGTATAAAGGCATACTACCGCCATTAAAAAAATCATGTTCATTAGATAAGAAAAAATGCTGTACATCTACCGTATTAGTAAACGAATCAATACAACAGATATTAAAAGAAAACCATTTAGATAGAGAAGTAAATAATCTATGTAAACAACATACTCCATATGGGGGTGTTGTTGGTTTTAGGTTTAATGACGTTATACCTGAACGAAGGGATGGATATATCTAGGAAGAAGGAGAATATATTCCTTCTGAGACCGCTTCTGTATCTAATCACGGACTTGATACTGTCTTGGAAGAAGAAGCTTTTGTTAAAAAACAAAAACTAATGAGTCACATTGCACAGTTTTGTCATAAAGATCTTAATTTCTTAAGGAAATATACAATACCTAATTTAAAACTGAATGTAGATAAAATATCAGAAGTTGCTCAAATTCCTGAATCTGGAGGTAAAATTAGATGTGTTACTAAATCACATTCTAGTGTTGTCTTGCTCGGCCATGGATGGGCCTCACGTGTTAAAAAAATATAGAAGAAATTTGAATGGACACGATTACCATTATCTTCAGATCGTTATTTAGGACTTAAAGAAGACTTTAAGCCTTATAACAGACCAAATTCTGTTGAAGATTCAGAATACTTCATTACATCATCAGATTTGAGCACCGCAACAGATTTATTTCCTCATGATCTATAGAATATAATAATAGAAAATTTAGAATTAATTTGTTTAGAACAAAAAAATGAACTGAAAGGAAAAGGTTTGTTTGATCATGGATTGTATAATCATGAACAATCATCAATAGATCCTACATTCCATAATTTAGATGAATTAAGAATTCTATTACTCGAACAAAAACTTGTATATATTAATCTTAAAGATTTAACAACAACCAGAGGTACTTAGATGGGCCTTCCTATGGGATGGACACTACTAAGCATTTAGCACATATTTATTGTTATTCGTTTCTATAAAGAATGCAAAGTTAAAAAGTCTAAGACTAACATCCTTATACTAGGAGATGATCTAATCGCCTAGTGGCCTATGAAATTTAACATATTATATTCAAAATTATTATTAGAATATGGAATGCAAATATCAACAG